AAGGGGGTGAAACCAATGGAAGATAAGACAAAAGAAGAAATATATACACTGGGAGAGTTAGAGGACGGTTTTCATAATAAGGATATTGTCCCAGATAAACGTAAGCGATACCTTGGCCTGCAATTAGAAAGAAGAAATAAAATAGCAGAAAAAATCGTAGAAATTATCTTGGCAGAACACTCTACGTTTTATAATGCTATTTCAATTTTAGAAGAAGCAGAATTTAAAATAAAAAATCAAAAAATTAAAACTAACTAACGCTTTTTCTTGTTTAAAGATTTAAAAAGTAATTTATCATGAAGCAGAATTTTTTCATCACGGGAACAACGTATATATGAGCTTCCTTTTAAACAACCATGATTATTAACGCCTGATTTATTGTATTTACAACACAGTTCAATATTCCAGCAATCCCACATATATGTACCATCATTATCAAATTCAATATCGTCAATTGTGGGGGAAGTAAAAGAATCAAGCATAAAAACACCTCATTTCTAGGGAGAGTGTAGCACAATACAACAAATATTTACAAGAGATAAATAAGGGGGTAGAACCAATGAAGAAAAAAATGGAAAAAATAATTAACACCAGTTTAGACATTTTGGAAATCTATTCAAATCAGCTTTTAGAAAAAGCAAAAGAGAATACACAAGATTCCGTTGAAATGGATAAGAATCTTCATATTCTCAATTTGATAGGTTGTGACATGGAACGGTTACAGAGATTACAGCTTGAACAACCGTTAAGTGATTATACGGATTAATTTATTCGCTCCCATCTAAAAGGAGTGTAGCACAATACAACAAATAGTTACAACCGAAAGGGGAATTTATATGAATGAAAAAGAAATCAACGAACTTGCAAAGTTGATAAGTAACCTTAATTCAGAAGAGAGGACTTCCACATTAATGTTTACATATGGGTACAAAATGGGACGGCTCACAGCTGAAAAAGAAAAGAATAATACTTCTAATGAAAATGTTAAATCTTAATTTGGAGGTGTAAATTTGAGTACGATTGAAATTAGCGGAAAGACAAGCATTGATGTACACACAGCTACTAAGGTTCTTAGAATGGCAGAAAAATTCTTCTCGGACCCTAAGAATATAAAAGGCTTTGAAGAATGGCATTTAAAAGAATATGGCTTCTTACCAAATGAAGATAAAACAAACAAGAAGAATATTAAAAAAAGAGATAAAAACAGCCATATTGAGCGGAATAGGAAGGTGCTAATTTGATTAAAAGAAAATTTTGTGTGCCCTGTATGCTTGCTCTTCAAAAAACTCACAATATCAAGCTTGTGGGGGGCTGCACTGAAAAAATAACATGCTGGCGGTGTAAAAGGCGTAGGTACGGCATGGAATATGAAATTGAAAGGAAAAGTACATAGGTTAAATATATAGAAAGGGGAAAAGTATGGACCGAAAATTTTTATTTAGGGCATGGCATAAGGCCCATAAGAAATATTACGAGGTTCTTTCAATTTTACCTAGTATGAAGTTTATCCAGCTTAAAGGCCTTAATAATGCTATACCGCTGTATTGCGTGGAACTTGAACAATATACAAATGAACCGGATATAGAGGAAAATCCAATTTATGAAGGTGACATTTTACAAAGTCAAATAGGGGATAGGCATATTTGGGTTGTAAAGTACGAAAATGGGGCCTATTGGCTTTTACAGAATGCATGGATAAAAAGTAAACGTAAAAAAGCATCTTATTTGCAGGAAGTATGCTGTAAAGACAATATTGAACTCTATCAACTGAAAAAGATAGGGAATATACATGAAGATTAAAGAAAATGGGGGCCTGATTTTATGGAAGTACAGGAATATTACATAAAATTTAATGTTCCGAATACCTTTACGGCAGATAGCAGTTTGCGAAAGGACATAGAAAGCATTTTAAAAAGTTTTCTTATAGAACGCACGAAAGGGGCCATAAAAGCCGTACAGGTTTTTGACACAGCACTTAAACAAGCAGAAATAGCCTCAGAAGAAGAGCTTAAAACCGATTTTGAAAGTATTTGGGAGCTTTATCCTAATAAGAAGGGAAAAAAAGCGGCCTTTGCTGCTTATAAAAAAGCGGTTAAAAGCGGTACAAGCCATGAGGATATAGAGCAAGGCATTATAAAATATGCCAATTATATAAAAGCTCATGGTATACAAGAGCAATTTATAAAATATGGCGGCTCTTGGTTTTCGGGAATGGGCTGGGAAAATGACTATGCCATTTCTAAGCCTAAAAATAAGCATAAAAATCGCTTTGATAATTTTTCCGGAAGAGAGCGAACACCGGAATATTATAAAGAGCTTGAACGGCGGGAAGCGGAATTACTGCAACAGAAGCTTAAAGACAAAAAAGAAAAAGGAGCAGAAAAATGAAAGAATATTATCCAATTAATGAGAAGGCTGCTAGGCAATCTCGGACTATGTGGAGCTTTAGCGATTATGCAGAGGGGAGTGAAACGGAGGCCTATAAGAAACAGGTTGACAGGGTTTATTCACTTGCCGAAAAAGCGGCAGAAGCAAGGCCAGAGCAGGCACAAAAAATTTACAATCTCGCTGAACGCTTTGCCTGGAAATACGCTGACCACATTAACACGGGCTTTCAAATCGAATTAATGTGTCCGTCCGTAATGATATGCGGCTCCGCTAATTTCCCTGTACGTAAAAAGGAAAAGCAGAATGCAAGACGGGACAAGCATTATTCAGAATACAACTATATTATGGGCATTCCTGAAAAAATCAAAAGTATTATGTACGGCAGCGCAATAATCAAAAGTAATGAGGAAAATGCCATTGAACAACTGCAAGAAAAGATTTTCACGCTTACAAAGCAATCAGAAGAGGGCAAAGCCATGAATAAGCATTATCGTAAATACGGCACTATGAAAGGATTTTCGGGTCTTAATGAAGAAAAAGCATTAAAGCTTGATACATCTATTCAAAATTCGTGGTATAAAAGCCCGGTTGCACCATTTGAACTTACCAGCATACGTAACAAAATTAAGGCAGCAGAGGGCCGCATAAAAGAAATACAGAGATTAAAGCAGAGCGCAGAAGCCGAGAAGGACGAACCGAAAGCGGAATATGAAAACAGTGTTTGCAAGGTAGTTGAAAATGCGGATATTATGCGAATTCAATTGTTTTTTGAAGGTAAGCCTTCCGAAGAGGTTAGAAGCATTTTGAAGTCAAACGGTTTTAGATGGGCTCCGTCTGAGGACGCATGGCAAAGACAATTAACGGATAATGGGCGATATGCAACAAAAAAGGTCATTAAACAATTAACCGCGATTGTTTAGTGCGGTAAAAAATGAAGAATAATTTTTCAGGGGGCCAAAGGTGAATTTAACTAATGAAGAGCTTACAGAAAGTTTTAAGAGCCTTAGTAAAAGGGAAATACCCCTTCAGGGAAAAAACAAGGAGGCCTAAAAATGAAATTTTTTGAATTTAGCACTAAGAAATTTGATTATTATGCTCTTATTAGGGCAGAAACCATATTTATAGCGTTAAAGCTTTATCAAGAGAGCGTTTCAGATATAGAAGGCACAGAAATGATATTGCCGGAAGAGGTTACAGCGGAACAAGCAAAAGAAAAATATTTAGAAGTTGCTTCAAAAGAATTTGAAGAAGAATCTAAAAGCACACGGCCCGAAGTTATTTTGATTGATAAAGAACTTATTTAAAGGAGATTTACATATGAAAAGACCAAGCGAAGCAGAAGCAGGATTCTTAAGCCTTGAACTTCCAGATGATATAGAAACTTTAAAGAAAATAGAAATTTCTTACAGGGAATCAATTAAAAGTGCTATTAAAGAAAATAACCTTGATAAGTATTATGCCGCTCATGAGAATTTGCAGAAAGTGAGAAGAAAAATAAGGCGGCTAAAAAATGGGTAATAAAAAAGGCTTTAAATCGTCTAGCCACGATTTAAAGCCGGTGTCTGCCGTGAAAACAGACCAACAAATGACCTACTTATAGTATATCGTTTTCACGGCTTAAAGTCAATAAAATCAATGCTTTTCGGGCTTGTAATGGATATTATCTTTGTTACCAAAGATAATATAAATATTTTTGCCCGAAAAAAATTTTACTACTTTAGAAAAGGCTGTGGAAATTGTGAATAATGTGGATAACTTTTTCTATCGTGAAAAAATTACTTACTGCGGAAAAAAATATATTGAGGTTGATATTTATCCATGCTGGGGAAAACAGTTAAAGACAGCCAAAGTCAAGGGCAAGCGAAAAAGAAAAGCTGTTACCGCCCCGGCTCAAAGAAATTTGAATGACAAAAGAGCCAGAAGATATTTTACCCAGCTTGCGAATACAAACTTTGGTGAAAATGATATACACCTTACCTGTACATATAATAAAAAATATTTGCCCGAAAGCTTGGAAAACGCTGAACAGATAACAAATAATTTTTTCAGAAGGATAAATTATAGGTTAAAAAAAAGAGGCTTACCGCCTTTAAAGTATTTGGTGGTAGATGAGCAGAAAAAGAACGGCAGAATTCATCATCATATTATTATGTCTTGCGGCCTATCCCGTGATGAAATAGAAAGTTTATGGAGCAAAAAAGTACCCGGTGGGAAAATAGAATCCTTTGGATATATCAATGCGGACAGGCTACAGCCGGACGAAAACGGTATATCAGCCCTTTGTGAGTACCTTACGAAAGACCCTAAAGGCCGTAAGCGTTGGAGTGCTTCCCAAAAGTTAACTAAGCCAGAATATGCCGAAGATGATAGAAAATATAAAAAACGCAATATTGAAAAAATTATAAAAGACGATGTAGGCCGTGAATTTTGGGAAGAGAAATATAAAAATTTCCTCCTTTCTGAAAATGATTACAGCTATAAAAAGGAATTTAACGAGATTAACGGCTGTTGGTATATACGGCTTTTTATGAGGCGGAGGGATTAAAAATGCTTATTAGGTACAGCGCAGAGGATTTAGAGCGATTAGCTGCAAAAAATGCCGCAATGCCTGAAGGACTGAAAGCAGAAGATATATTTTATTTTTTAGCCTATAGAAGCCTTTATCAATCCTATAGCTTAAATATGCTTTCGGCTGAAAAGGCAAAAGCGGAAAAGGTACATATCTTAGAGGAGCGGAAACAGCTTAGATTTAAAAGAGAATTATTCGACCATACAGCAGAAATGAACATGAAGCTTGATTTATTAATGTGTGACATCAATAAAAACGGCTGTGAACGGTGCAGGCAGTTTGTAAGAGTATATACGGGATTGGAGCGGTGAAAATGAAAGCAATTTTAAAATACCCCGGCGCAAAATGGCGGCTTTCGGACTGGATAACTTCCCTCTTTCCTACTCACAAAATTTATTTAGAACCCTTTTGCGGTAGCGGAGCCATATTTTTTAATAAAGCCCCTGCAGAGTACGAAACCATAAACGATATTGACGGACAGATAGTAAACTTTTTTGAAGTTTGCAGAAATTACCCGGAAGAATTGGCAAGGCTCATATATTTTACCCCTTGGAGCCGTGTAGAATATGAAAGTATCAAGGAGGACAGAGCCGGAACAGGGATAAAGCTTACCGGCAATAAGATAGAGGACGCAAGGCGTTTTTGCATAAGGTGCAATATGGGCTTTGGTAGTAAACTTGCCGACCGTGCAGGGTGGAAAAACAATACCAAATGTAACAAAGGAGCAGTAAACCCCAAAATATGGGGAGATATCCCCAAAATTATTCTTCAGGCAGCAGAAAGGCTGAAGCAAGCACAAATAGAGTGCAAACCCTATTATGAGCTTATACCAAAATACAATACAAAGGATTGCTTAATATACGCAGACCCTCCCTATTTACTGCATACACGCAATAGCCGTCTTTATTCTCATGAAATGGGCCAAGAAGCGGAACATATCCAGCTGATAGAAATTCTTAAGGCCCATAAAGGGTCTGTTGCCTTAAGCGGCTATGAGAATGATTTATACACCGAAATGCTTAAGGGCTGGATAAAGCTTGAATATGATACACATACCTTTTCAGGGGCCGGTAGAAAAGAAATATTATGGCTCAATTATGAGCCGGATAATCAATTGAATTTATTTGAGGGATTGGAGGCGTAAAATGGATAAAATGAAAGCTATTCAAGCGGCAGATATAATAAAAAATAATTTTCTAAGCGGTTATTCTTTAAATTGTTATTCGGGCAATCAGATAACTATACAATTAAAACCCGATGAACAAGAGGCTTTAGCATTTGCAGTTGTGACCTTATATGAAGTGTATATTACAGGCGTGATAGCCGAATTGTATAACAATTTTAAAACAGAAGATATAGACGAAAACGACAGATGCGAACTATATTGTAACGATTGCCCCCATAAGGAGGTTCAGAAATGAAACCAATTCTTTTTAATACGGAAATGGTACAAGCTATATTGGACGAAAGGAAAGGGGCAACGAGGCGGGTTATTAAGCCTAAATATAGTAATACTCATTTTGAATTCAGAACAGATAAATATGGTACCGAATTTGTAGAAATTCAAAACGAGGTAGAAGGGGAAACTTTCGGAAAAAATCCTGACGGAACCAATTGGTTTAAATTAAAAGGATACATAGTACCTAAGTCCCCTTTCAAAGTCGGGGATATATTGTATGTGCAAGAAACTTGGAAAATTCATGCTTTAAACCCTTCGAGTTACTGCATGATGATTACGTACAAAGCAGATGGGTATAAAGAACTGCAAGTAAACTTTACTCCTTCAAGATATGATAAATTCGAAAAGTTTTATCATAAAAACGGTTGGCAATCCCCTTATTTTATGCCAAAAGAAGCGGCACGGATATTTTTAAGGGTTACGGGCGTGAAGTTGGAGAGGTTGCGGGCAATGAATGTTAACGACTTTTTACAAGAGGGCATTTGTTTGTTACCACAGACATTTACGAGTGCCATTGATAGCGTAATAGCCCACGCGGAGCAGTTCAGAGCTATTTGGGACAGCACAATTAAAAAACAAGACCTTGACTTATACGGCTGGAATGCTAACCCGTGGGTAAGGGCTATAGAGTTTGAGAGGATAACCAAGGAGGAGGCAATGAGAAGTGAACAAACTTCCTAATATCCTAGAATGTGCTTACTGTATACGGAATTCGCAACATGGAGGCGAATGTCATGGTAAGCCTGTTAACCATGAAAAAGGCTGTTTAGGCTTTGAAAGGGATAACAGGGGCTGCATAAGAAGCGGAGATTTTTTGTTAAGTGTTCCTATTTTGTATGATTTCCCATTGTTAAACGTATGGAACCAAGAATGGCAGATACACGGGTACGATACAGAAATGAGAGTAAAAAAGATTTACGGTATTAGATGGGATAAAGGTAATGGAGAACTTCTAGTTAGCTGCAACTGCGAATATTTTATTGATGAATTTGCGGAAAATCATCAAGGGGAAAAGCCAGAGCCTAAAGCAGTTCTTAAAGTAATTAAATAAATGTTTGCATGGGAAGGGGCAAGTCATATGAAAAATAATAAAAAGCGTACCCCCAGAAGAAATATAAGAGTAACTCCCCAAACTGCTTATAATCTTGAAAGGCTTGCACAAATGAGCGGTATTAAATGCCCCGGAAGGGTAGTGGATAAGCTTGTTAGAGATAAAATGAGCAGTTTACATATTCCTCTGATATAAGGGGGGTGAATTGACATGAGATTATATACTTGTAAATCATGCGGAGCTGAAACAGCGGAAGAAATTTGCCCGGAATGTATAAAAGCAGCAAAGGGAAATCAAAGAGAAATAGAAACGGCAGAGGAATTAAGGGATATTGCAAAGGTCCTTTCTATAACTTCCGACACGGATTCTAATATAAAAAAAGCGGTAGAAGGTATTTTGAATATTGCGGAGCGAATGGAAAAAGATAAATGATTAAAGTTATTTAGAAAGGGAGTTAATTATGACAGGAGTAATTGTTGTTGTAGTATTAATATTTGTAAATATTTTACTTATTAACTTTAGAATTGAAAAAATTAATGAAAGCATTAAAACTATGAAATTAAACGGAACAATTGAAACAAAAGGTACTATGGAAATAAAAGTTATTCGTTCGGATAAATAATAGTATTATGCGCAAAGGCTTATTGATATAAAAAAGGAGGGTTTTAAATGCAAATGGCAATGTTTCAAGCAAGATGCCCATATGAAATCGGTGATGCAGTATATGTAAAAAAAGGTCAGAGCGTGGGAAAGACTGATGCATTCATTAAAGATATTAGGATAATAACAGATATTGCATGTGTTCATTTTCTCAAAAGTGGAACTGTTGAGTTTCGTTATGAATTTGACGGAAGCGGCGTTTATGTAACAATTCAGCCAGAAAAATAAGAAGAAAGATATATTCCAAAAATAAAGAATAAAGGAGGTTACAACACATGAAAACCATATCCATAATAAACCTTAAAGGCGGCGTAGCTAAAACCATATCGGCTATAACGATAGCCTATATATTAGCGGTGCTGTATGACAAAAAGGTATTGCTTATTGATAACGATAAGCAGGGCAATACTTCTAAAATGTTTAACGCTCATAACTATAATGAGCCGTCTATATCGGAGCTGCTTACAGAGGTTAAGCCGGACATAAACCGTATTATTAAACTTACCCCTTATCCTAACTTACATATTATACCAGCTAACATGACGCTTCTAACGGCAAACTTAGAAGTAATGCTTGATAAAGAAAGAGTTCAGCAAACCCGAATAAAAGCGGCTCTTGAAGGTGTAAGCGGATTTTACGATTATTGTATTTTTGACAATGCGCCTGATATAAACATGAGTACAATAAATGCGCTTGTAGCTTCTGGTGATTTGATGATACCTATAAAAATAGATAACTTTGCGTTTGATGGTTTAAAAGAACTTATGGAACAGATTGACTATATAAAGCAGGACTACAACCCATCATTGTGCTTTAGAGGTTGTTTTATTACCAATTTTAAGCGTAATGACGTAAATTTTCAGGGCAAGGAGTATTTGCAAGGTCAAAAGCTCTACCCCATTTTTAAAACCTGTATCCGATACACCGAAAAGGTGGACGAAAGTACATTTGCCGCTTTACCGATACTTGAATACTCTAAATATTGCGGAGCGTCAAAAGATTATAAAGCATTGGTAGCGGAGTATCTAAATTTATAATGTGTCCAATTCGGACACATGAAAGGGGGATACTATGGCAAAGTTTAAATTAAACGATATACTCAGCAAAACTTCAAAAGATGTTCATAATTCAGAATCAGAAGCGAAAATTATAAGTCCGCATTTTAAAATGATTAGCGTAAACTTATTAGAACCGTCAGAAGATAACTTTTATTCTATGGAACAAATTCAAGAACTAAAAACAGCAATAGAGCTTTCAGGCGGTGTAAAACAAAATTTAACAGTTATTCCAATTGATAATGCCAAATATAAAGTTATATCTGGACACCGCCGCCGCCTTGCTTCTTTATCGCTTGTAGAAGAAGGGAAAAAAGAATATGAATTTCTCCCTTGCATAATTGAAAATATAGAGACTGATCCAGAGATACAAAAGTTAAAAGAGGAACTTTTACTTATTACAACAAACTCCCAGCGCGTAAAAACTGATTGGGATAAAATCGAAGAAGTTAAACGGCTAAAATCTGTTTTAGAAAGATATAAAAAAACGGCTAACATTCAGGGCCGTATACGTGAAATTATAGCGGAATATTTGCAGACTTCTTCTTCACAAATTGGAAGAATGGAAGCCATTGACAATAATCTTTCATCGGAATTTAAAGAGGAATTGAAAGCGCAAAATATTGGTTCATCGGTAGCATATGAGCTTTCAGGGCTTCCAGTGGAGCGGCAAAAAGAATTGCACAATGAATTTAAAGACAAAAAAAGTATAGCTATCAAAGAAGTTAAGCAAAAAAAGAAGGAAATTAAGCCTATTGAGAATAAAGAGAAAACAGAAGTTCAGCAGCCTTTACCGGGGCAGATAGATATTGACGGGAAAATATATGAAAATAGCCATGATGATGTGTTTGTAGGGCCAAAGTATTTAAACCTTAAGGAACTAAGGGCTAGAAGTGGTAAGGCTATATGGACCGTATCCGTAGGGAAAGGCGGCATGTGGGAACTGATAGAGTTTTCTAAGCCAAATTTTGAAGAAAAGGAAGTCATAACTTTAGCGAATCTTGAAGATGGCCTTTATGACTGCTTTGCTGATACATACGGAAAAACATGGATTGCCTTTGACCATGAAATTAAAGATATTGATAATTTTTTTGAAAAGGAGCCTAAAAAATATGAAAGCAAATAAAAAAACTTTATTAGCGGTTAAAAGTTATTTAGAAGATGGCCCCAGCTGGGATTTAGAAGAAATGGTAAGCGAATTTGTTGACGAAACCGGATTGTTGAAAGGTAAAGTCTCAGAAGAAAAAATAACCTTATCAATGGACGAATGCGGAATTGAATGGGGCGGTGAAGAAGTTTGCAATCTTGATGATTTTATAAAAGCATACACAGATGAATTTATCAAGGGAATTTGCAATATGTTAGAAAGCTTTATAGGTGAGGATATAGACGATTATTTGCATGATTATGAATAGGTAATGTATGTAAATAAGGCAGTAAGGAGCGGGCTACATTATGGATAAATATAAGGTCATTAAAATATTAGAATTCTATAAAAGGATAAATGACTCAATTTCTTATAATAAAAAAATAATTTTTAGTTTAGAAGAAGAATACTATAATTGTGCTGGCTCTATAAACCTTGACGGTATGCCTAAAGCCGTAGGTAAAATATCAAAGCCTACAGAATCAAAAGGGCTAGAGATGCTTGATTCTTATGTAAGTGAACATATTAAAGAAATTTATCAAGAAAACGATTATTTAAAGAACTTGAAAGAAGAAATACTAAAAGAAATATATAAGCTTCCATATATTTATAAAAGAGTTATTTTAGAATTTTATATAAATGATATGAAATGGGAGCAAGTTTCGGAACAAATTGGATACTCTACAAGACAATGTAAAAATATTCGTTCATACGCAATTAAAAAATTAACATATCAGTTTGAAAAAAACAAAGTCATTAATGTGATTTCAGAATTCAATTTCTTTATTTAAAAAGATTGCCCGCCATTGCCCGTTTTTTATGATAAAATGATATTGATAGAACTTTTAGATACATCAATTTAAATACATTTTTTTAGGATAATGAACATCAAATCAAATTTGAGGTTCATTATTTTTTTATATTTCTTAGTATTGGGCTAAAGGCAAAATAGTAATACAAACGAAAGGGGGGAACTAAGTGGCACGACCTCGTAATCCTGAAAGAGATAAATCTAAAGAAAGATGGCTTGAAAGCGGCGGTATTCTTACAACTAAAGAATTAGCTTTAGAAGCTGGAGTTCCGGAAAGCAGAATCCGAAAATGGAAAAGTGAAGATAACTGGAATAAAGAACTTGCCGCAAGTAGGAAGCGTGGCGGTCAAAGAGGCAATAAAAACGCTGTAGGTCATGGCGCACCCCTCCGAAATAAAAATGCTGAAACTCATGGAGCATATTCTACTATTCATCTAAATGACCTTTCAGAAGCGGATAAATTATATATCGGCTCTATAACATTAGATGCAGAAGAAAATATGTTGCGGGAATTACAGCTGCTTATTGCTAAAGCAAATGACCTTCAACGTAAAATAAAAAAACTTGAAACCGAAAATGAAGGAACTCTTCATACTGATAAGGTAATTGAAATGATTGTGCCTAAAAGTGACGAAAAAATTAAAAATAATAAGGCAAAGCTTGAAGAGTTACTGGTACAACGTGATAACATATTGTATGAGTTACAGGCACTAGAGAAGCCTTCTAAGACTATAAATATAAAGCTTGAAAAATGTGAAGCAGAAATTGAAGTGTTAAGAGATAGCTTAAATGATGCTGAAAATTATAACTCCCTTGACCCGAAGTTGGAGGGGCTTAAACCTGCAACAACAACGATTATTAAAGCCAGTCCATTTGATAGAGCTATGAAACTAGAGGCTGAATTAAACAAAACTCATGGAAGAATTATAAAGCTCATTGATTCAATCAAGGCTTATGAACTTGAAGTAAGACGGATTGATTTAGAGGAACGCAAGTATAACTTGTCTAAACAAAAGCTGACAGGAGCATTTGAGATAGACCCTGAAACAGGAGAAATCAACGACAGTTCCGGTTCAAATGACGAAGAGGATGAAAGTTGAATTATCAGACAATTCAAAAAACAATAGGTTCTTCCAGCGGTTTGAAACGCCTGCGGGTCCGGCGACCCCAGAGGCCAGCTATCTATAAAAAATTTTTAATCGCTTCCCTGTTTGCGGGAAAATTTTATAAGGGGGTGTGCTAAAAATATAAAAGGGAGGGGGACGGCTCTTGAAACTTTATGACGTGAAAGCGATTGCCCGGTTTCTTGATATTTCAGAAAGACGGGTTCGACAGCTACGTGATGAAAAAATTATTTTTGAGGTCCGGCCCGGATTATATAATTTGATTGAAACAAATCATAATTATATAAATTACCTGCGGAAGCGGAATCCTGAAAGTGAAGAAAATATTAATTACTATACAGAGCGGGCAAAGCTTGTAAGGGTAAAAAGACTAAATGAAGAATATGAGCTGCGCTTAAAAGTAAAAGAGTTACATGAATCAGCGGATATTGAAAATGTAATGACCAATATGCTTATGAATTTCAAAACAAGGCTAATGGCTATTCCGTCAAAGCTCTCCCCTATACTTAGCAAAAAAACGGATAAAGCAGAGATATTTAAAATTTTAAAAGAATACATAGATGAAGCTTTAATGGAGCTTTCCGACTTTAAAACAGCTTTTAAGGAGGTTGGAGAAAATGAAGAAAGCGACAGTTGACCTATTTACAAAGATATTTAATGTGTTAGAGCCTCCACCAGATATGACAATAAGCCAATGGGCTGACGAATACAGACGGCTTTCTCCTGAATCAGCATCTGAACCGGGGCGCTGGAAAACATCAAGGGCGCCTTACCAACGTGAAATAATGAACGCAATTTCAGATGTTACCGTAACAAAAGTAGTTGTAATGAGTGCGGCTCAAATAGGTAAAACGGATATGTGTCTATTAAATTCAATAGGCTACTATATGCATTACGACCCCAGTACTATTATGGTGTTACAGCCAACAATTCAAATGGCAGAAACATTTAGTAAAGATAGGCTTTCACCAATGTTGAGAGATACGCCAGTTTTAAAAGATAAAGTAAATAATAAAAACCGTAATAGCGGAAATACAATTCTTCAAAAGATTTTCCCCGGTGGGCATGTAACTATGATAGGTGCTAATTCTTCATCTTCGCTTGCATCACGTCCCATGAGGATACTATTAGCAGACGAAATAGATAGATACCCTGCTACGGCAGGTAATGAAGGTGATCCATTATTATTAGCAATTAAAAGACTTGCAACTTTTTGGAACAAAAAAATTGTATGTGTCTCTACACCTACAATTAAGGGCCTTTCCCGAATAGAGATAGAATATGAACACAGTACACAAGAGGTATGGAATGTACCTTGCCCGGATTGCGGGAAGTATTCCCCTTTAGAGTGGGCTAATATTGTGTTTGATAAAAATAATCTTGATGAAATAAGATGCGCTTGTCCTCATTGCGGTGTAATTTCAAGTGAAAGCGAATGGAAGGAACTTTTTATAAAAGGAAAATTTGTTGCCAAATATCCAAATAGAAAAGTAAGGGGATTTCACTTGAATTCCCTTGCTTCTTTATTTGTCGAATGGCGGGAAATTGTTGAAAAGTTTTTAACCGCAAATGAAGAAAAGAAAAAAGGCAATATTGAGCTTTTGAAAGTTTGGACGAACACAGAAATGGGGCAGACATGGGAAGAAGAGGGTACGGCTATTGAAACTAATGATTTGTATAAACGCCGTGAAAAATATAATTGTGAAGTCCCGGAAGATGTAATATGCCTTACGGCAGGCGTTGATACACAGGACGATAGATTTGAAATTGAGGTTGTGGGCTGGGGTATAGAAAAGGAAAATTGGGGGATTAAATATCAAAAAATATATGGTGACTTAAAACAACCAGAGATATGGAATGACCTTGATAACTTTTTAAATCAGACATTTACACGGGCTGATGGTGCAAAGCTTAAAATTGCTTGTACCTGCATGGATAGCGGGGGCCATTTCACAAACCAAGTATACAAATTCTGCAAAGATAGAGAGGCAAGGCGCATCTATGCAATTAAAGGTAAAGGCGGGGCAGAAGTACCTTATATAAATCAGCCAACAAGGTCCAACAGAGCAAAGACACCTTTATTTACTTTGGGTGTAGACACAGGAAAATCACTATTATATCAGCGGCTTTCAGTTGAAAAAGAAGGCCCTAATTACTGTCATTTTCCAAAAGAAAATGATAAAGGGTATGATGAAAATTATTTTAAGGGGCTTACCTCTGAAAAGCTTGTAATGAGCTATAAGAGGGGAAAGGCTCAATATGTATGGACACTTAAGGATAGTGGATATAAAGCAAATGAGCCATTAGACTTAAGAAATTATGCTACAGCGGCGGTTGAAATAATGAATCCGTTACTTAAAAAGCAGGAAAATAAGGCTTCAACGGTTAAAAAGCGTGGCAGAAGGCAGATAACAGGAGGAATACAATAATGCATGGTATTACTTTAGATATAGCTAAAGAGCATCTTAAGGCATGGCTTAAGGCAGAACTTGAAGTTACTGCAAGTCAATCCTATGAAATAGGGACCAGAAGCCTTACAAGGGCGAATTTAGGGGAAATAAGAAAACAAATTGAGTATTGGAAAAATCAAGTGGCAAAGCTTGAAAATATAGCTGGAAACAGAGGCAGGAACAGAGCTTATAGAGCTGTACCACGTGATTTATAAGGGAGTGTAGTATATGAATGTGTTTGATAGTGTGATTTCCTTTATATCGCCGGGAACGGCCTTAAAGCGTGTTGAAGCAAGGAAAAAGCTTGAAATATTAAACAGCGGGTACAGCAATTATGGGGCTTCTCGTTCAAAAAAGTCTCTTGTAGGTTGGTTATACGGCGGCGGTTCTGCGAAGGAAGATATTCAGGATAATCTTAATGTGCTTAGAGAGCGTTCAAGGGATTTATATATGGGGGTTCCCCTTGCAACGGGGGCTATAAAAACTTACCGGACTAATGTTGTAGGTTCCGGCCTTAAACTCAAAAGTCAATTAGATGCTGAGTTATTAGGCTTAAATGACAAACAGGCAAGGGACCTTGAAAAAAGAATTGAAAGGGAATTTGCTTTATGGGCTGAGTCTACAGCATGTGACCTTGAAAGGCTTGATAACTTTTATGAACTACAGCAACTTGCCTTTTTAAATTGGCTTATGAGCGGTGATGTATTGGCTACGCTTCCGTTAACCAAAAGGATTAATATGCCTTACGACCTTAGAATAAACCTTATTGAGGCCGACAGGTTATGTAATCCATACGATAATACCAATCCTGATATAAATATAATAGGAGGCGTGGAAATAAACAAAAATGGTGAGGTTGTAGCCTATCATATAAGCAAACACCACCCACTTTCCTATGAAAATAATGAAACTGCATGGACACGAATTGAAGCATACGGCAAAAAAACAGGCAGAAGAAACGTTCTGCATATCATGAACAGAGAACGTATAGGGCAAAAGAGGGGTATTCCCTTGCTTGCGCCTGTAATTGAATCATTAAAACAATTAGGCAGATACACAGATGCAGAACTTATTGCCGCAGTAGTTTCCGGTATGTTTACGGTATTCATAGAAAAGAAAGGTGGAAGTTCAGAATTTCCAGTAGGTGAAATGATACCAGAAGAACAACAGGTTGATTTTATGGATAATAGTTCACTGGAACTTGCGCCGGGAGCAATTATTGACTTAAACGAAGGTGAAGAAGCAAAAGATATGAATCCGGGAAGGCCTAATGCTAATTTTGACGGGTTTGTGGTTTCTATTTGCCGTCAAATTGGGGCAAGCCTAGAAATTCCATACGAGATACTTGTAAAGCATTTTACAGCGTCCTACAGTGCTTCACGAGGGGCATTGCTGGAATTCTGGAAATCAGTCCGTATGTATAGGACATGGCTTGCAAACGACTTTTGCCAGCCTATATATGAAGAATGGTTTTGTGAAGCCGTGGCAAAAGGGAGAATTCCGGCCCCGGGATTTTTTAGCGATCCAATAATAAGAAAGGCTTACACAGGAGCAGAGTGGAACGGACCGGCACAAGGTTTACTGAATCCGGTTCAAGAGGTTAATGCAGCAGAAAAAAGAGTGCTTAACGGCTTTTCTACTCGTGACCGCGAAGCCGTAGAAATGAACGGAAGTGACTTTTACAGAAACGCAGCACAGCGAAAGCGTGAAGAACAGCTTATGAAGGAGGTACAAGGAATTGGAAATGAATAAAATGCAAGCCACAAGAATAGCGTGGAATTTTGTTGAAAACAGTAGTGATTTAACTGAAATATTAATTTATGATACTATTGCAGACAAAAAAAGTTATAACTGGTGGACGGAAAAAGAGGGAACGGAAGTTACGCCTTTATCCTTCCGAACGGAAATAAACGCTATTACTACACCTAAAATATGCATAAGGATAAACAGCGGCGGCGGTGATGTTTTTGCAGCGGAAGCCATAAGAACGGCTATTCTTGAAAAGAGGCAAAGCGGAACAGAGGTTAAATGCAAGGTTGATGCTTTGTGCGCCAGTGCTGCTGTTGGAATTGCTTCTGCCTGTGAAACAATTGATATTTCTTCCAGCAGTTACTTTATGATACATGACCCGGAAATTTTTAATTACGGGTACTATAATAATTCTGAATTAGGTCAAATTATTGATATGTTAGGCAAAGTTAAGCAAGGGATTATAAATGCCTATGCTAAAAAGACCGGAAAGAATAAACAAGAAATTGCAGACCTTATGACTGCGGAAACTTGGTATACAGGTGATGAAGCAGTAGAAGGCTTCTGTGATAATCTAATGTTTGAAAATGCAGATGAAACGGAAGAAGGACCAATACAGAATGTAGTCAATTATTGTTTTGACTATTATAAAAAAATGCCAGAAGCTTTAAAAAACCGTTGTATGCCAGCAGGCTCCAATGGTTTTTTAAATATATCAAATAATAAAACTATAGAGAAGGGAAGAAATGCTATGGGTAATGAAGTAATTAAGACGGCAGATGATTTAAAGGCGGCGTATCCTGAAATAACGGCACAAATTATTAATGATGCCGTAACCAAAGAAAGGGCGCGTATTCAGGGTATAGAAAACATTGCGCTTCCGGGCTATGACAGCATAATCAATACTGCTAAGTTTGACAACCCTATTAATGCCGGAGAAGTTGCGGCGTTAATAATTGCTGAACAAAAGAAACAGGCTGAAAATTATATTTCAAGCAGGGAAGATGATGTGAAAAACAGCAGCCTGGAAGATGTGGGTACGACCCTGTTAGAAGGTACAAAAGGCAATAATGGCGGGAATGTGGTTGATGCTGTTATTGATAAGATGTTTCCTGCAAACAAGTAAAAAATAGGAGGAAAAAGCCATGTATGAAATTAAAAGCGACAGTTACAATCCGGTAAATGTATTTGCCGGGGATTATCCCGTTATTAAAGACTATGGGAAGGTAAAGGAAAATGAGGTTATAAGAAAATTGGTCCCGGTTGTAAGTTCGGAGGCGGGATTTGAAGAGGTTACAGCGGAAAACATATCCGGGCTTTATGGGATTGCGGCAGACGATTCTTCCGGCGGTGAAGTAGTGATGTACCTTACCGGAGAATTTTTTACAGAAGGAATTACAATGCCGGAAGGAGTTACGGCAAATTTATTAAAGCCCGCCTTCCGTAAGCTTGGCATTTTTTTAAAGTAAACTAATATAAAGGAGAAATGAAACTATGAGCATTGAAATTAATCTTTATGAACCAAGGACTATGGGAAAATTAATATCCCGTATACCTCCTGCAAGAACGTTTTTTAGAGATACATTATTTAAAAACAGAAGGACTTTTCCTACTAAAAGCATAGATGTGGACTTTAAAAAGGGGAATCGCGCGCTTGCTCCTTTTGTTCATCCGAAAATTGGAGGAAAAACTGTCCTAAACAAAGGATATCAGACAGAAACTTACACACCGGCTTTAATTGCACCTAATAAAATTACAACGGCAGAGGATTTGCTCAATCGTTCAGCCGGAGAAGATATTTACAGCGGAAAAACCCCGGCAGAAAGAGCGGTAGAGAAGCTTGCAGGGGATTTTAAAGAGCTTATGGAAATGTGTGCAAGACGTGAAGAATGGATGGCGGCAACAGCTATCTTCACAGGGCAGATACCTATTATCGGTGATGGTCTGAATGAAGTTATAGACTTCAATTTTAGTAATACTGAAACGATAGTTTCTAATAACTTAAAATGGAACGGAGCAGATGCTGACCCTATAGCAGACCTTACAAGATGGCGTGAAAAGGTTCAGGAAGAAGGCTTTGTAAACTGCAATATGTGTATCATGGCGAAAGATGTAATAGCAGCATTTTTAAATAATGCAAAGGTACAAAAAATGCTTGATATTAAAGCATATGACCTTGCAATAATAAAGCCTAGAGAACTTCCGAACGGCCTTACATATATCGGCACAATACATGGCTTGGGACTGGATATTTACCAATATTCAGAATGGTATCTTGACGAATGGACAGACCCGGAAGCACCTGTAAGTAAGCCTATTGTACCAAATAAAAAAATAGCTCTTATTTCTACGGAAGCAGAGTATTCTATTTATTACGGTGCAATTACCATGCTAGATGAAAAATCAGGAAGATTTATCACCGTTGAGGGCGATAAAGTACCCCAAACATGGATTGAACGCCGCCCGGACAGACGTTTCTTGCAGATAAACAGCAAGCCATTGACTATACCCCATGAAGTTAACAGTTGGTTTGTAGCAACGGTACTGTAAGATGAATTTTAAGGAGCAGATAGAACAGGATATTGAAAAAGTCTTTCACAATAGCTCTGAATTTGCTGATACTGTAGAATTTTATTACGGAGAGAACCGTTATAAGGTTCCGGTAATACTTGACTATACAGGCTCCAAGGACAGGAAAAGGCCTTCTGCTGACCATGCGGAGGGCCTTATTGTTGCAGATTTAGTAATGTATATTTCTTTTAAGGACATGAAAATCATACCCAAAAGGGGAAGAAAAATAGAAATAGGCTACGATATTTATAAAATTGTGAAAGTGGAGCATGAGCTGGGAGAAATCATACTTAGCCTTGAAATGTTAGACGAATAGCGGGGGATTATTATGATAGAAATTACAAGCGAACAAATTGAAAAGGTGCATCTTTTGCTAAATAATATCCCACGTGGAGCAGAGAAAGCCTTATCAAGTGTCATAAGTAGGGCGAATAATACCGTTAAGACAGAGGTTATAAAAGGAATAACAGATGTTTATTCTATTTCACAAAAAAATATACGTG